TTCTCTTAATGCAATGTAATGCTGATCGATCTTTGTTAATGGCTCAGGAGTTTGGCGAACGACTCGACGATTGATCTTTTTGCGTTTGATAGGTTTTCGTGTGTTCGCCATAAATAAAATTATCGCTTAGACATTAAAACAAACAGATCATCGACACGCTGTTCAAGTCGATTAATCTGATCTTTAATTGATGAGCCTCCGTTTGGTTTCAACTCATTCAAGTAAGACTTAATAAGAAAGCGAACTCCCACTAACAAACTTGTAGATATGGCGCATACGCCAACGGCTATACCAATTATTTCGTTTGCGGTCATTTCGCATTGATTCCATAATCAGCCTCTTTGCCGGACTTTGGATCTAATGCTTTTGCAATAGGTGCTACCAATGCACCAGCCAAGATTGCAAATTCTGGTCTGATGTCAGCGACAATTGCCAAAAGGACAGTAATGCCGGAAGCAGCCACAGCTCTTAAATATGACTTAATTGCAGCCTTGTGTTTGTTAGATAGTTTCATGCGTTGCCTCCTAGTAGTGGGATGTTAAAGAACTCTCCTGATTGTTTTGGATGAAATGAAATATGGATATGTTTGGTGTGGGGATTAACGCCCTTGTATTTACGCCAACGCCAGTTTAATAGTTTGCTGGCAATATGATGATTGTGAATTACATATTTGATTCGCTTATCTGTTTTGCCAGCAATTCGGATTTGATCGGCAAGGTAGGCAGATATGCCTTCGGCTTGACCTAGATCAGCTGTAATATCAATTGCACAAACCTCACCCGAAGGCAAGGCGTTGTGATCCGATTTTACTTTTTGATGCCTAGCGTCTGAAATCCAACCATCCGATTTTCTGGATCTTTCAACAAAACTGTCATCAATTTGTTCCCTTAGTTGCACAGCAGCTTTGGATAGGTAAGGCTTCATTACAAGCCTAGAGCCGTCAAATCCTCAACAGTCAAACCAAGTGCTGCCAGTTTTGCTTGTGCTTCTGCTTTGGCTTGTGCCTTTGCTTGTGCTTCTGCTTCTATTGCTTGCATTTGAATTTGATCTAATTTGTATTGAGCAAACTCCTGATTATTCATTTCCCTGTAAATGACTTCATCGGTTTGTGTATCATGTAGCGTTATCATTGGTTTAGTCATTATTTTACTCCGTAAATTAAAACATCGCCGGCTTCATATTCTCTTGGCGAAGTTGCTGTGAAAGTTATGTTTGTGATTGCTGTATTTGTATTGATATATCCGCCCCAGACTGCTCCATCACTTTGTTCAACACCGCAACTTGATCCAATAATTGATTTGGCATAACTTCCATTTGCGTAATTACCAATTTCAAATTGTAAAATCAAAGGATTTGTAGAGTTGCTTGGTAAGAATGTTCCATTCTCTGCTGCATAAGCAGTTCCATTATTTACACCGCTTAACAACGGAACAGTAGATGTATTGAATTTGAAAAAGATTGATCCTGCGCTGCTTAGTGAAGGATTTCTCACAAGAACAAAAAGTTTGTTATAACTTGTGCTGATTGATGAAATTGATACTGTTGCACCTAATAAGTTTGTTGTTGATAACAAGGTCATACCGCCGGCAGCACTTGCAGCCCATTTAAGTCCTGTTGCAGCTGATGAATCCGCTGTCAAAACTGTGTCATTTGCACCAACGGCTAACCTTGCAACTGTGTCTGCTGCTGTGGCTGCAATGATGTCGCCTTTAGCATCAACAATGGCTTTAGCAATTGCTGCGCTGGCATTGTTAAATGTTGTGGTATCAATTGCAGTTCCTAAAGATCTAATGGCTGCTGCGCCATCTTTGACCAATGCCGTATCGTCTGGAGTAGTCCAGCTATAATTTGTGGTAGTTGCCATTATTCTCCTATTATCAGGCTACGATTGTAGCGTATTCCCATGTCAAAGTATTGCTTAAAGTGTTCCAAGCCTCAGCAGCTGAAACTGTATTCCATCGCATTGCCACCTGACTGAACGCCGTAGGTGAAAGATTGATGGTCAGGAATAATTCATTGAATCGAGTGCTCCATCGCCAACCCTCAACATATCCTTCAAAAGCACCATCAACAATTTGGGTTGGTAGATCCTGAAGGCTGATTGGCATTCCGGTAAAGATACCCAATAAGTTATCTCTATCAGAGTTATCAATTTCTGGATTAGTAATTGGAAAGGTAATACTGTCAAAAATGGGTTGTGGAAAGGCTCTCAAATCAATGTATCTATCGGCAACGGCTTGAGCATCTACCGCTGAATGAATAACTGAGTTAATGCTTTCGGACTTATACCCATATGTAGCAATAGATAAAGCAGATGTTGCAGTTTTTTGAGATCCATAATTGTTGCCATAATTTATAAAAATATCATTACGAATATCTGCTGCTTTTGTGGTAGTGCGTAATCCTGAACCAAGAGCATGATTGGCAGATAAATCAACATATCCATTGGCAAGCAAATATGTTTGGCGATGGTCAGCATCAGCATAACCAATATTTCCTTCATTGTCCTCATACATATAACCAAATGCGCTGTTGGCAATTAATGAAATAATATTATAAAGAGTGTCTGGAGAAGCGGCTCTATTTTCCATTGTGTAAAGACCAGGCTGGTCGATTTCACCCAATCCTAGATTTAATGCATTTGCCCAAGTTTCGGTTGCAGAATATCCCGCCCATGTTGAAGCTGCTGGCACATCATTCCACGATCCAAGCAATACGCTGGAAAGCAAGTCATAAATTTGGTTGCCATCCTCATCTTGAGCAATTGTGCCATTGTAAATTTCTTTTGCTAATTTGACTAAAGATCCCATTGCAAGGATGGTGTATTGAATAACATTTGCGATTGAACCAGTTGCGCCAACTTCAACAGTAATATCGGTTATATCTCCACCAAATAAATTCACATATGTTCCTGCGCTATTTTTGACTTGTAGGCTCAAACTGTCATTGATATCAAAATCAATTGTTTGTCCAGCCAAAGCAACAATTGTGCATTGTAAATAAGATGGGTTTGGTTGAGAGTAAATATCATCCCGACCTGCTTGATGAATTATGTCGCTGATTGTTAAATCTGTGTAATCAACACCTGCAACAGTAAGTTTCCAATCTGGTGTCCAGACTGTCATTATCCGCCCTTTATGCCATTGTTAAACAGCTGTGGAACTGATCTTGATGCGCTGTCATTTAATACCTTCGCAACTGCTCTTGCAGCACCTTCACTATCTACTGACTGAACTGAGATATTGTAAGTATTGCCACCGGCTTGACCAAATGGAGTTCCCGCAAATGTTGATGGTGTGTTATTGCTACTTGGCGCAATTTGAGTTAAACCATAGGTTGCAGCAGCAGCAGCCAAAGCAGCAGCAGCAGTTCCAACAGATGCACCACCAGTTGCAAAAGCGGTAGCCACTCCAGCAGCAGCAGCAGCATTTCTCAAAGCCACCATTGCGGTTATTAAGGTTTGGATTGCAGCCACAAAAGCGATTACCTTATTGACAACAAATACTGTGGCAATAATTCCAGCCAAAATCAATAATTCCTCTTTAATGCCAACAATAAATACTAAAGTGCTTTTAAGTTGTTGCCCAAATTTGTATGCACCCTCTGTTGCATCTGTTATTCCAGCAGCAACGCTATTATCTCCAGTTAAGCCGGCAGCCAAAGCCTGAACATTTGGAACTACTGTTGCAAGTAAATAATCGGCAAATTGTTTCATAATTGGCAATAGAGCATTTCCAATTTGTTCTTTAGTTTCAGAGAATGCAATCTCTAGTTGCCTCATTTTAAATTCTGCGTTTGTTGCTTCATTATCAATAAAACCTTTATAAGTTCCCTTAAGAATCTGCATGATTTCCTCATGAGATTTTGTCTTAAGAGTAGCGGCATCAATACCTAAACCAAGTTTGCCAAGAGCTGTATTTTGTCCATCAAAACTCTTGCCTAAAGCGTTTGCAATTGTTTCAAGTGGCTTACCAGTAGCGGTTGCAATCTCTTGAGATAAAGACAATAAATCTTGAGCCTTTGCAACATCATTTGTTGATCGAATAAGTCGAGCAAATGCAGGTCTTAAAACATCATCAGTTGTTGCAGTAGCAATTGATTGCTTTGTAATGTATTTATCAATTGAAGCAATTTGATCCTCAGTTGCTTTTGTGCTTGAGCGAATTGTTTGTTCTAAAGACTTGCGAGCCTTTTCATCCTCGGCTGCTGCCTTTACAGCTGATATTGCAAAAGCAGCTGTGGCTGCACCAACGGCTGCAAAAGCCAGTGCTGCTTTCTTGCCAAAGTCTGAAATTTTATCAGCACTTGATTCAACTGACTTATTGGCTTCACCTAAACTTTTTTTTAATTCATCAACATCAGCGAGGATGGATAATTTGAGGGTTCTATTACCGGTTGCCATTAGACCCATTCCTTAATAATTCGATCAAAACTTGCTTCCCATTTGTTAATTAATTCATGCTGAATTCTGCGAAGTGTTGGATAGATAAACCATCCACGCGAACCTCTGCCTTGCCGCCCTGAATATGTAGGGAACTGTTTGAACTTATTAGATCCAAACTCAACACCACCCCATAAGGTTTGTGTTGTAGCCCCACCTGAAAACTTCTGGCGTGCGAAACCATAACTGAACTCACCAATTTTACTTGACTTTGAGATGCTAACGCCATCCGCAATTCTTTGCGCTGCTTT